CAGCACTACTGCTGCGGCAGCACATATTGATCTTACGGGCGCCACGTTTACCGCCGATGGCACAGATACCAATATCAGTATCACCCTGGTTCCCAAGGGGACCGGTAAGGTTGTCGCTGACGGCGTTGGTATAAATGGCGGTGTGATCTCTACCACTACTACAAACCAGAACCTGACCCTTTCACCTAACGGTACTGGTGAGATTGTTGCTACTGCTCCGTTTGGTTATGGTGGCTCAGGTACCGGCGGTACGGTCACGCAGCTAACGAGCCGCACGACTGGGGTGACGCTCAACAAGCTGAGTGGTCAGATCACGCTGTTCGCATCTACGGCGATTTCTGGGCATGGATCTAACGAGTTTACCTTAACCAACAGCTTCATCGATGCGACCGATGTGGTGTACGTTTGCTTCGCCTCTGGCCTGACCGGGGCGAGCTATGATGTAACCGTCACTGCGGTCTCAGCGGGTTCGTGCAAGATCACGGTCTCCAACCACAGCAATTCCGCTACCCCGTCCGATACGCCCGTGCTCAACTTCGTCGTGATCAAGGGGGTGAATGCCTGATGGCTAAGACGCCTGCTTGGCAGCGCAAGGAAGGTAAGGACCCTGAAGGTGGCCTGAACGCCAAGGGGCGTGCTTCCTACAACCGCGCCAACCCTGGGAAACCCGGCCTGAAGGCGCCACAGCCTGAGGGTGGCCCGCGCCGCGACAGCTTCTGTGCCCGGATGAAGGGGATGAAAAAGAAGCTGACCAGCGCCAAGACGGCGAATGATCCGAACAGCCGGATCAACAAGTCCCTCCGGGCTTGGAACTGCTGATGGCTGCCTCGACCCCCAAGAACCCTGCCCTTTGGTCCCGCGTGAAGGCGGCGGCCAAGGCCAAGTTCGACGTGTACCCTTCGGCCTACGCTAACGCTTGGGCTGCCAAGGAGTACAAGAAGCGCGGTGGAACCTGGGGAGGCCCGGACAACCGGGTCAAGAAACCTCGTGGCTAAGGGCGGGCTCGGCAAGTGGTTCGGTGAGAAGTGGGTTGATGTGAAGACCGGCAAGGAGTGCGGGCGCTCGGGCGATAAGGACCGCCGGGGCTATCCTGCTTGCCGCCCGAAGGCCGCTGCTGCTAAAATGACCACTGCTGAGAAGCGATCTGTGGCTGCGCGCAAGACTGGGCCTGCCCGGCAGTCTTGGCCCGTTACGCCCTCTGGGCGGAAGAAGAAGGTCTGACCATGACCATTCGCTACCTCAAGAGCCGGAAGGACGGGTGGATCTTCGAGTGGGACCCCATCCTGGCGAACAACCCGCATCTCTATGAGGTGACGGAGGAAGAGGCGTACCCTGAACGTTTCATCCCTGTTGCTGCCATCGAAGCTATTGCCGCCAAGCGTGGCCGGAAGAAGCGGGAGCCTGTGGACCTGTTCACGGCTGACATCCCGGAAGAGCCCGGCTATACAAACGAGGCGCTCAACGCTGAGGCTTCGAGGGGGCTCCCGTGACACCTTCGGACGTGATCGTGGAGGCGCGTAAGCTCCTCCAGGATACCCAGGCACCCTACCGCTACAGCGACACAGACCTCGTGGGGTATGTGAACCAGACGCTGAAGCGGATGGCTGTCTTCCGTCCGACGCTGTTCACGAACATCGTTAGCGTGCCGCTCACGGCCAATACGGTGATCCAGGATCTGCCTTCCGATGCGCATCGGCTGGTGCAGGTGTTCTTCATCGACAACTACAACTCGGTCAACGAGGTTGAGCGCGAGGTGCTGGAGCGGGCCTACCCGCAGTGGGTGTCCGACCCTTCTGGCATTCCGTTCAACTTCATCCGCCACCCGCGCAACGCGACCAAGTTCTTCCTCTATCCGCGCCCCATCGCCAACCTGACGGCGACGGTTGAGTATGTGGTGGAGCCGATTGCCTACACCATCAACCAGACGATCCTGTATCTGAAGGACACCTACCTCGGCGTGGTGGTGGATGGCGTGGTGTTCCTCGCCTCATCCATCGACGATGAGCATGTGAACTCCAACCGCGCCAAGCTGTTCCTTGAGTCCTTCACCAGCGCGCTCGGCGTGGATCTCCAACAGCAGGCGATCCTCGACAACGAGCGTATGCCGAGCAGGGGTAGGTGATCATGGCATCTCGTGCCTTCTCCACCCTCTCAGCTAAGGTCAGCGCCAGTGTGCCGGGTTGCCCCTATCCGCTGATCGTTCAGTACATCCGTGATGCTGCGATCCGGGTGTGCGAGCGCGCCCTCATTTGGCGCTACGAGCAGCCCGTGTTCAACCTGACGCCTGGGCAGTACCAGTACACCTTCAACAAGCCCGCTGACACGCAGGTGCAGGCGGTGCTGCTGGCGACGCTGAATAACTCGCCGCTTGAGATCCTCACTCTCGACGACGCGCGGAACCTCTACCCGACGTGGCCGGTCACCTCGACGACGAGCCAGGATATCGAGGAGAACGGCACGGAGCCGCGTTCGGTCGCGCAGGTCGATGTGCACCGCTACATCGTGCTCCCCGCGCCTGACGCAGCGGTGACCTACACCCTGCGGATGATCTACGCCCTCAAGCCCTCGCGCAGTGCGCTGGAGATGGATGAGGGTGTGTTCGATGAGTACGAGTTGCCCATCATGCACTCGGCGCTCCAGAACCTCCTGGTGATGCCGAAGGTAGAGTGGGCTGATCGTGAGTTGGCCACCTACCACGCCAAGCAGTTCATCTTCACGCTGAACGAGGCGCGGGCGCAGGCCAACCTTGGTGTGTTCCGGGGGTCCCTCTCCGTGCGGTTCCCGCCGTTTGCTTAGGAGGTAGCCGTGGACCCTCGCATCACCGACAACCGTATCCGACTGGTCAAGAACGACACTGGGCCGCAGATCCAGCTCACCTTGACGGATGAGAGCACCGGATCGCCCATCAACCTGAGCGGCGCAACGGCCACGTTGTATATGAAGTCCCTTACGACCGGGACCGTGGTGGTTAGCCGCCCATTGACCATCCCTACCGGCACTGCCAGCCAGGGGGTTGCCCTGATCATCTGGGGAGCCTCGGATCTAAACCAGACGCCGGGTGACTACGATGGCGAGGTTGAGGTGCTGTTTGCCACGGGTATGCGGCAGACGGTCTACGACGTGCTGAAGTTCAGGCTCCGAGACCAGTTTGCGTGAGGATAGACCCTACCCTTAGGCGCATCCGGGCGGTCATTCGCACCGCAGCGGTCAATGCTGCCTACAAGGCTGGGGTTATCGGGTCGGCGGTTGTCGTACCCTACATAAGGTTTCGCTACGCCCTCGGTGAGTTTTTTAAATTAAAGTTTCTCACTGACACCGCACGGGTGTCAGAAGGTGAGACCTACTTCGCTGAGGACTATACCGATCCGGGGTATGTCGGTGTCCCGTTTGCTCTAAGTGTTGGTAAGGTTCTTGCTGATACTGCCCTAGCTAGGGATGTACTAGCGTTCTTTGCTCCGAGGAGCTTTAGCGATAGCTTCTCTGTAGCGGATACCGCAGTTCGCCGGGTTGGGAAGAACCTAAGCGATACCGCGACGGCGGCGGATGCTGCTACTCGCTCTATAACCAAGGGCTTTGCTGACACTGCTGCCCTGGCTGATACATCCGTGCGCTCCGTGGGTAAGCTACCCACGGATACGGCCAGCTTGCTAGATGTCGTTGCTTTGGCGCCCAGGCTTGTTATCATAGACCAGCCGGTAGCCTCGGATAGCGGTAGCTTGCGGATGCAGGACTACTGCGACTTCAGCTACTTCGCCGAGGATTACGTGGGCGTCTCTCGCGCCTTTACCTAGGAGGACACCATGGGACCGGTTGAGAAGTTGGGGATGACAGGCCGCCTGACCATCGTGCTGAAGGGCGCAGATGGGAAGGTGAAGGATGTGCGCGAGGTGAAGAACCTCGTTGTGAACACCGGCCTTGACCACATCACCTCCCGCATGGTGGGCACCTCACAGAACGTGATGAGCCACATGGGTCTTGGCGCTGGTACGTCGCCTGCTGCTGCCGGTGATACCGCTCTTGGTTCTGCGCTTGGTTCGCGCAAGACGTTCGATAGCGCCAACCGCACCGGCTCGAACAACGAGAACATCGTCTATGTCACTACCTTCAACGCGGGCGAAGCCACTGGCGCGGTGACCGAAGCTGGTATCTTCAATGCCTCTACCTCTGGTACCATGCTCTGCCGCACGGTGTTCTCGGTGGTGAACAAGGGCGCCTCCGACACGCTCCAGGTTACCTGGACTGTGACGATCTCGGCCTGACGAGGTTTAGATGGCAACGATCATCACCCGGGCTGGTAAGGGCTCACCCCTCACAAATGCTGAGGTGGATGCGAACTTTACCAACCTGAACAGCGACAAGTTGGAGACCGGTGGGGGTACCCTCACTGGTCCTACGGTCGTTAACGTCAACAGCACCTCAACCGCTCTGCGGATCACGCAGGTGGGTACCGGTGCTGCACTCCTCGTCGAGGATGAGGCTAACCCCGACTCCACACCGCTCATCGTCAATGCGAGCGGGAACGTTGGTATCGGTACGAACTCGCCGGGTGTGCGCCTTGATGTGGTGGGCGCAGCGGCGATCACCGACAACTCCTCTTCGGATGCGCTTCGCATCACGCAGACCGGCGCTGGCAATGCTCTGGTTGTTGAGGATGCGGCCAGCACGGACTCCACCCCCTTCGTCGTGACGGGGACCGGTAACGTTGGTGTGGGTACGCCCACCCCGGCGGTGAAGTTGGCTATCAGCAGCACCGATGCGATCCTGGTGCCTGTTGGTACGACTGGTGAGCGCCCCACGGGTGCGACCGGTTACCTCCGCTACAACAGCTCTCTCGGGAGTTTTGAGGGCCACAACGGCACGGCCTGGGGTAGCATCGGCGGCGGTGCGACCGGCGGTTCGTCGGATAAGATCTTCCACCTTAATGACCAGACCGTCACCACGAACTACTCCATTCCGAGCGGACAGAACGCCGGTACCTTTGGACCGGTCACCGTGGCGAGTGGGGCAGTCGTGACCGTGCCCTCTGGCAGCACATGGACGGTGGTTTGAGATGCCTGTACGCCTGAACAGCTCCGGTGGCGGCTCTGTCACCCTCGACGTGCCCAGCACGGCCAGCACCTTCACGCTGAACCTCCCCGCCACTTCGGGTACGGTGGTGGCTGCCGATGGCAGCGGCAACGTCACCTACTCTGGCACGACGACCTTCTCGGGTAACGCGACCTTCAATGCGGGGCTTGTGCCGTCAAGCAGCTTCCTGCGGAACCGCATCATCAATGGCGACATGCGGATCGACCAGCGGAATGCTGGGGCGAGCGTCACTCTTGATGCCGGCGGTCTGTACACTATTGATCGCTTTAGGGGATATGAAGACACCGACGGTGCGATGACCGCACAACGGGTCACTACGGCGCCCACCGGCTTCGTTAACTCCCTTCAGTTCACAACCACCACCGCAGACGCTTCTTTGAGCGCATTACAGTATTGCATTATGGAGCAGGTTATTGAAGGCTCCAACATCTCAGATTTGGGCTGGGGAACCGCATCGGCTCAGACTGTCACGCTCTCGTTTTGGGTGCGCTCGTCCCTAACGGGTACTTTCGGCGGCGTCCTAAAAAACTCAGCGGGTAATCGTAGCTACCCATATACCTACAGCATCAGTGCCGCCAACACTTGGGAATACAAAACCGTTACCATTCCCGGAGACACGTCGGGCACTTGGCTAACGGACACAGGAATCGGCATTCGCGTTCAGTTTGGCTTGGGCGTCGGCTCTACTTATAGCGGCACGGCAGGCGCATGGGCTTCTAGCAACTTCGTATCCGCGACCGGCGCTGTTTCGGTCATCGGCACACTCAATGCGACTTGGCTCCTGACCGGCGCTCAGCTTGAGGTTGGCTCTGTAGCCACACCTTTTGAGCGTCGGCAGTTCGGGCAGGAACTAGATCTGTGCCAGAGGTACTTTCAGCATGTTCCGTTTAGCATGAGCTTTAGCGCCGCTGGCGGCGGCAATGTTTTGCAAATACAAACCCCATTTCAAGTTCAGATGAGGGCTGTGCCGTCGTTTAGTGCTCTAGGCGCTGACCCAAACAGCACGCAAATTGTTGTTAACAATTCTGCAAACGCGTTTAACTCAACGTACTCATCCGTTAATTCTGGATTTGCAAGTTTGGTAGCTGCCGCCGCTGGAACATGTCAGGTTATTGGCTATCGCTCTGCCGCATCTTCGGAGCTTTGATCATGTACAGCAACGCAAGGCGCATCCTGGACCCGGCCACAAACCGGCTTTTGGATTTTCTGGTTGACATCAACGGGGTGACGCACTCCATCCCAACCGACCCAGCCAACACCGATTATCAGCGCATCATGGCGCTGGTGGCAGAAGGTAAGCTTGTCATCGCCCCTTCGGAGACCCCCTGATGCCCGTGATCATCAACGGCTCCACCGGCATCTCTGGCACGGACGGCTCTGCCGGAACGCCTGCCGTGCAGGGCACTGACACCAACACCGGGATGTTCTTCCCTGCGGCCGACCAAGTGGCGCTGGCTGCCAACGGCACTCAGGTGCTGCTGGGCACTTCGACAGGCGTGACCATCACCGGGACCCAGTCCATCAGCGGCAACTTGTCGTTCAACTCCGGCTATGGTTCGGCAGCCGTGGCATATGGTTGTCGGGCTTGGGTGAGTTTCGACGGTAGAACCGGAGGAACTGTTACAATTAAGGCGAGCGGGAACGTCAGCAGCATTACTGATTTGGGTGTCGGAGCCTACAGGGTGAACTACACAAATGCTATTGTCGACGCAAACTATGCAACTTTTTTAGATATGACGCCGAGTGTGACTAACAACGGCTCTGATACGTTCCCTATTTCCGCTGCTACTGGAAGTGTAGAGCTTCGGCACTACGAGGATGGCATCTTGCGCGATAGTGATTACATCAGTGTCGCTGTCTTCCGCTGATAGGAGCTAAAAACCATGACCGATCAGCGCATCATCTATAAGACCGACGAAGGCGGCGTGGCCGTCATCATCCCGGCTCCTGAGTGCGGCCTAACCATTGAGCAGATTGCCGCCAAGGACGTGCCGTCTGGCAAGCCCTGGAAGATCGTCAGCGTCGCGGACATCCCGACCGACCGGACGTTCCGCGCTGCTTGGGAGTACGCAGAATGATCACGATCAACGTGAACAAGGCCAAGGCCATCGCGCACGACATGCGCCGCCAGATGCGCGCTGCTGAGTTCGCTCCACATGACGAGGTAATCGCCAAGCGCCTGCCCGGCACGGTTGAGGCTGAAGCCGAAGCGGCTCGCGCTGCCATCCGGGCCAAGTACGCTGCCATGCAAACCGATATCGACGCGGCGGCGACGCCCGACGAGATCAAGACCGCTCTGGGGATGCCCGGCTGATGTCCACAATTCAAGCCACGAACCTCAAGTCCGCCGCCTCTGCGAGCAACAACATCGTCCTCGACGCCTCGGGCAACGCGACGTTCGCGGGCACTGCGGCGATGGCGAGCAGCTTCCTGCGAAACCGGCTGATCAACGGCAATATGTACATTGCTCAGCGGGCAACGTCGGCCACCGTGACGGCTGGTACGGGCGTGCCTACGGCCAGCACAGGCTACCCCTGCGTGGACCGCTTCTTCGTCTACAGCACAGGCGCAAACGTCACGGCAGCACAGGTGTCGGGCGCCGGGGCGAACCGCAACCTGCTTCGCATCACGGGCGCCGCATCTGTTACGGCGGTCGGTATTGGCCAGCGCATTGAGGCGCTTAACAGCTATGATCTTGCTGGCCAGACCTGCACGCTGTCCGTCGATCTTGCCAATTCGCTCCTGACGACGGTGACGTGGACGGCAAGCTACGCTACGACCGACGACACCTTCGGCACCATTGGTACGCCGACCAAGACGCAGATTGCCACCGGCACCTTTACGGTCACCAGCACGCTGACGCGCTACTCCGTCAACATTGCGGTGCCTGCGGCGGCGACGACCGGCGTTGAGATCCTGTTCACCGTGGGCGCGCAGACGAGCGGCACTTGGGACGTCGGAAACGTGCAGTTTGAGCCCGGCACCGTCGCAACGCCGTTTGAACGCAGGCAGTACGGGCAGGAACTGGCGCTATGCCAGAGGTATTTTCAAAGGTTCTCTGCGTTTTGTGGCTCCACCTTTGATGCGTTTATATCGTACTTTGGTGGAACCGGTGCAGTCAGCGGCATTCAAATGTTCTTTGAACAAATGCGCGCAACGCCAACGGCGTCAATATCAAACACAACAGTGGAGTATTATTCCTACGCAGGAGTCTGGACATCGACGACACTTACCGCCGTTATTCTCGACTCCCAAAGATTTTACTTTTTCTGCCTGACCGATGGTGATGGTCGCGGTAAATTGATGCGGGCACTAAGCAACAGTACCGCCAACCAACCTTACGCAAGCTTTAGCGCGGAACTCTGAGCCATGTACACCAACGCCCAATACTACAATGATCCCATCGGCAACCCGGCTAGCATCCGGTGCGACATTAACGGCGTGACGAGCTATGTTCCGCTCGACCCAGCCAACACCGACTACCAGAACATCATGGCGCTGGTGGCGGCGGGTGAACTCACGATTGCTGATGCTGAAGCTGGTTGATGGTCCAGATCAGCGAAACTGAGGCCCGCCTGCAATCCCACGAGGCCGTGTGTCAGTTGCGCTATGAGGCCATCAATGCGCGACTAAAGCGGCTTGAGACCATCCTGATGGTCGCGGCAGGTGCCATCATTACCGGCTTGGCCGGTATAGCCTTCAAGCTGCACTAGGGGATCAGCGCCATGTCGGATGCCGCAAAGCAGGCACAAATGTCGGAGCAGATGGCAGCTAACGCCTCGAAGGGCGCGCTGATCGAGAAGGTCGTTTTCGCCGCTATCCCGATCCTGTTCAGCTGCGTTGTGTACCTGATGACCTCCCTGTCGTCGGCGAACAACGAGATCACCATCCTCAAGTCCCGCATTGCCGTGGTTGTGACGCAGGACAACCGGGCGATCCCGCCGCAGGGCACGACCATCGACATGGCCCAGATCCGCGAGCAACTGTCGAACCGGATCGAGCAGGTGGAGCGCGACGCTTCCATTGCCCGTGGCAACATGACGCTGGACCGTGAGCGCAGCATGGCGGGTATAGAGCGTGGCCGACTTGAGATAACCGCTGACGCGGCTGCTGCTCGTGCATCCATTCGCGCTGACCTGACGCGCATGATTACCGAACTTGAGCGTCGTGTGGCCCTCTTGGAGTCCCGGAATGGAACCGCTCCTCAACCTCGTTAGGACGGTCGCACCGTCCATCGCTACCGCCGTTGGCGGCCCGCTTGCGGGCATGGCGACCCGTGCGATCTCCGAGGCCCTGCTGGGTAAACCGGACGGTACTGAGGACGAGCTGATCGAGGCCGCGAAGACCGCCACGCCAGAGCAGCTGCTGGCATTGAAGCAGGCCGAACAGGACTTCGCTGTGCGGATGCGCGAGCTTGATATCGACCTTGAGCGCATCACCAGTGCGGATCGGAATAGCGCCCGCGAGCGCGAGATTAAGACTGGCGACTGGACCCCGCGTGCCCTGGCAGCGGCGGTCACGTTCGGTTTCTTCGGTGTCCTCTCATGGATGATCGCCAACGGGCTCCCCGCGAATGGCGGTGAGGCTATGCTCGTTATGTTGGGTACCCTCGGGACCGCCTGGGGTGCTATCATCAGCTACTACTTCGGCTCCTCGGCTGGGTCCCGCGAAAAGACCCAGCAGCTCAATCAGGTATTGAAGAGCGACAGATGAAGGGCAACTTCGACACCAGCCTCCCCCACGTGCTGAAGCATGAAGGTGGTTGGGCTGACCATCCTGCTGATCCTGGCGGCGCGACCATGAAGGGCGTCACCCTCAAGACCTACTCGACGTGGCTAAGTCGCCCGGCGTCGAAGGAAGAGCTTCGGGCTATCCCCGACGAGCATCTCAAGGCGATCTACAAGACCCTCTATTGGGATGCTGTACGTGGCGATGACCTCCCCGCTGGCGTGGACTACGTTGTGTTCGACATGGCGGTGAACAGCGGTCCTGGCCGGGCGGTGCGGTTGCTCCAGTCGGCAGTGGGTGCAGTGCCCGATGGCGCGATTGGCCCCAAGACGCTGGCCGCCGTGCAGGCGCAGGACCCTGCCACCCTGATTGAGACCTACCAGCGTACCCGGCAGCACTTCCTTGAGGCCCTCCCGACCTTCGCTACCTTTGGCAAGGGCTGGACCCGGCGTGTAGTCGATGTGGGTGAGGTCGCTGTGCGTATGGCCAAGCACTGATCCGGCTTTTAGCCGTGCGGTTTGTAAGTGACCTTTCACTAGACCTCGCGGTATGAAAGTATTTGCCCCGGCACCTTCACAACGCCGGTCATTTAGGAGAGAGCCGATGATGCGTGGTAAGCCGAAGACCAAGGCAGCGATGGCGTCCTACCAGAAGGGTGGGATGGTCAAGGGCTTCAAGCCGTGTGCGAACTGCCCGTCCCCCGCCAAGTGCCGCGCTGCTGGTGCCTGCGCGATGGCCGGTAAGAAGAAGTAATCAGTGACCGCGATTAAGATCACCAAGTTCCTGGGGACAGCACCGAAGAACGCTTCGGAGCTGTTGGCGGATACTGCTGCCCAGGTTGCTCGCAACTGCAAGCTCTACTCTGGTGATCTTATTCCGTACCCGCAGCCAACGATTGTTGCCAACGCTGCGAGGACTGGGACTATCCGCACGCTCTATGCGCTGCGGAACCCGGACACTGACGCTCTGGTCTGGCTCACCTGGAGCAACACCGTCGATATCGTAACGCCTGCGACGGACTCTCTGGGTGAGCAGCGGTTCTACTACACCGGGGATGGGGTGCCGAAGGTAAGCACCTATGCACTGGCTACCCAGGGCACGGCACCCTACCCGACCAACTACTACGAGCTTGGGCTCCCGCTCCCTACGGTGAAGCCGACCACCACGGCAGCAGCGTTCTCGGTCGTCTCCACGACCTCGTTTGCTCGCTCAGCGGGTAACAACGTTACCCTGGTGACCAGCACGCCGCACAATCTGAAGTCTGGTGCGCTGATCACGGTCTCGGGCTTCGCCTTTCGCACCGGTACCTACAGCCGCACTGGCACGACCATCACGGTCACCATCACGAGCCATGGCCTGAGTAGTGGCGCTGATGTGCTGTTGCGCTTCACCTCTGGCACGGCGACCTCGAACACCTACACCATCACGGTGACGGGCACTGACACCTTCACCTGCAACGACACAGCATCCGGCTCCACGTCGGGCGATGTCGGCTGGGATATCGGCGATCTCAACACGACCGCCGAGGTGACGGTCATCAATTCGACGACGCTGCGCTACTTCTCGCCCGGTCCCATCGTGACGACGACAGCCAACACCGATGGTCGCATCGATCTTGGTGGACAGGTCCAGGGGCGCACCTACCTCTATACGTGGTACACAGGCTGGGAAGAGGAATCCATTGGCTCCTCACCCTCTGACCCGCTCTTCATCAAGGAAGGGCAGGTCGTCACTGTGGCGACCCTTCCGACCGTGCCGCCTAGCGGTAGTAACTTCATCCGTGGCATCCGGCTCTACCGCACGCTTGCGGGCACGACCGATGCTGCGTACTTCCGCGTGTCCACGCTATGGTTCCCGAACAGCATCAGCCGCGTGGCGCGAGCCACCAATGTCTCGACGGTGACCTTCACCTACCCTCACCAGCTCTTCAAGGATGATCGGTTCAAGATCAGCGGGTGCAGCGACGCCACCTTCAACATCACAGGCGGCATCGTCACTGAGGTGGTGGATGAGTACACCATCCGCTACGCGCAGACGGCGGCCAACGTGACCTCCGTGGCGGCGACGGGTGACCTCTACTATGATGTGTCGGAGAACCCGCCGACCACGACGGCGCGCTACTGGGGCGATGGTGGTGACTACACTTTTACCGACGATTTTGATTTCCGCTCGCTGACCAATATTCTGCGCACGTCGAACTACGATGCACCGCCGCCCGCGCTCCAAGGTCTCACGCTGATCCAGAATAGCATTCTGGCTGGCTTCGTCGGCAACACGGTGTACTTCTCTGAGCCCGGCATCTTCCATGCGTGGCCTGAGGATTACGCACGCTCCTTCGATAGCAACATCGTTGGGCTGGCGCAGATCGGCGGCTCGCTACTCGTGCTGACCGAGGATTTTCCCTACATCCTCTCGGGTTCAAACCCGGCGGTCATGTCGCAGTCGCGGCTCTCTGCGCGCTATCCTTGCGTGAACCGGCGCAGCATCGTGGAGACCAGCTTCGGCGTGGTCTACGCCACTCACGATGGTCTTGTGCTCTATGCGCCCTCGACGGCAGCGCAGCTGTTCACTCGTCTGGTGCACAGCAGCGACACTTGGAACGCGGCGCTTAATCCAGATACGCTGATAGGTGTGTCCTATAAGGACACCTACATCGCCTCACACGCCACGGCGTCAATCACCTTTGAGCCCGGGGTTGGGCGCTCTGAGCCGACCTTCGTGGATAACAACTTCGCCTTCACGGCGGCGTGGTACGATTCAATAACCAACAACCTATATGCCATTGCCGGGACCTCTGGTGACATCTACCAGTGGGATGATCTGACGCAGCCCAGCACCACGATGACGTGGAAGTCCAAGACCTTCATCACCAAGGACTTTACCAATGTGGGCGCTGCGCGAGTCGTAGCGGACTACACCGGCTTAGCAGGGTCCTCCATCTGGGAGGATGTGGATACGCTTTGGGAGGTCACCGAGGAGCTGTGGGATGCGCCAGATCCCATCACCTTTCGGCTCTACGTGAACAAGCAGCTGATCTTCACGACCACCCAGTCGAACAGCAGCGTGTTCCGCCTGCCCACTGGCTACAAGTCCGACACCTTTGAGGTTGGTCTCGATAGCCTTGTGCGCGTGCGGGCGATCTATCTAGGTGGCACTCCGATCAGCCTGAGGACGGTCTGATGTCGCGCTTCACCGGTATCCCCGATATCCCGCAGAGCGGCGTGGATGAGTGGCAGTTCCGTACGCTTGAGGCTATCAAGCAGAACATTGAGCTGCTGGCGGGTATCCGCAACGAAACCGATGGTGCGAGTGCGGCTGTGCTGCGCTCCAACATTACTACGCGCCCACCTGCTGTAGCCCAGTTCCAAGGCTTGTCTGCCAAGGGCAATGGCTTTACAATCTCAGGTGTTCAGGTGCCCACCCTAGATGACTACACCGCTCTGCTGCGGGACTTCCAGTTGCTCTCACAGGATGTGGCCGTGCTACGGTCCGCTCTTGTGTCCCTTATCTCCCAGCTGAGGGGGTCGTAATGGCCTACACCACATCCGCTGACCTGCCCCCGGCGCTGGCCAGCCTGCTCAACGTTGGCACCACGCCAATGGGTCCCACCCCGCCGATGGGGATCGGCACTGCTGCGATGGCACCGCAGATGCCCTCCTTCCAAATGGGCGGTATGGTTGGCCCTGGCGGCACGCCGATGCGTCCCCCGGGGATGGGTGCCGATGTGCTGAGCGGCATGGGCGCTCCTGGTCTTGCCCCGCCCGGCGCGTCGCAGCAGATGCTGCGCCCTGAGCAGATTATCCCCGAGGCTCAACGCTTCGTGCAGCAGCATCCACAGCAGGTACAGCAGATGCTGGCCGAGCTTCAGCGGCTGCTTCAGACCGGCGAGTTGACCCGCGAAGAGCTGAACATGGTCATCCAGATGGCCCGTTCGGCAGCCCAGAACCCGGCGCTCTATCCTCAGCTACGGCGCATCGCCATCCAGCGTGGCGTGGCTGAACCCGGCGAGATCAGCGAGCAGTTCGACCCCGGCCTGGTGTTCATCCTGGTGCTGATGGGTGAGGCCATGCAGGCGGGTATGCAGGGCGGTATGCAGGGCGGTATGCAGGGCGGGGTCATCCCTTCCTTCAAGGCTGGCGGGCCGGTCCCCAACAAGGGCGATAGCAGGAGCGATCCTGTGGTCGCCAAGCTCCATGAGGGCGAGTACGTCATCCCGGCGCACATCGTGAAGGCCAAGGGCACCGAGTTCTTCGACAAGATGTTGGCGTCCTACACCAAGAGCGGCAAGCCGAAGAACAAGATGGAAGAGAGCTACGAGAGCGAAGAATACAGCGATGACTCGTCGAGTTGAGCTGCTAGATCCTGGGCAGGTTAAGGAGCTGTGGTCTAGCATTGAACCGCTCATAAATCAGGTGGTTCAGTCTAGTGGTCACGCTCCTGATCCCCTGAATGCTGAGGGTATTTGGCACGCTGCTATCCATGGGGTCTGTCACGTCCTGGCGTTCTATGATGGCGACGACCTTGCCATGGTCCTAGCGTTTGAGTTTGGGCGCTCCAAGGGTGTACGGACTGCCACCATCCTGGCGGTTGCAGGTCGGGACCTGACTGCATTTAAGGCTGCGTTCTGGCCGTCTATCCTTGCGTGGTTCAAGGAAAACGGCGCACAGTACGTGGATGCCTATGCTGAGCCCCGACTGGCTCAGATCTACCTGCGCAAGTTTGGGTTCACCGAAACTTGTTCATACGTTAGAATGGCACTGTAGGAGGCCGTCATGGGTGGTAAGAAGAGCAAGGGCATTCTTGGTGCAGCTATCGGCATTGTGGCCGCTGTCGCACTCCCCTTTGCCGTTCCGGCTATCGCTACTGCGGTGTTTGGCAGCACGGCTGTCGCGGCCTCGACGGCAGCTGGCGCGCTTTACGGCGCAGCCACTGGCGCCTTGTCCGGCTCAATCACTGGCGATATGGGTCGCGGCGCGCTGATCGGCGGCGCTGGTGGTGCTGTGGGCGGTTTCGTCCAGGGTGGCGGTATCGAGGCTACGCAGAACGCTCTCTTCGGCGCTCCGACAGAGACGGCTACTACGGTGAGCTACACCCGCCCTGAAGTTGCTACTGTCGCGCCTGTTGGTGAGGCTGGGTATTACGGCCCGACGACGATTGAGAGCGGCGTTGGTGTGGCGCCGGGGGTGCCAGAGGCTGGTACTACGCTTGCCAATACCCCCGTTCCAGCCATGACTTACGAGGCTGCCACAGCGCCGATCTCCACCACGGGCATCGGTAGTGCCGCTGGTGGCGCGACGGTTCCAGCCGAGGCTTCCTTTGGGCAGGGGTTCATGGCTGGTCTGACCGGCCAGCCTGCTGGTGGTGCCGCTGCTACTGGCGGTGCAGGCTTGGCAACTGGTGCTGCTCCGGGCTTTGGTGGTAGCGTCGCTGGTGCGGCTGCGCCGAGCTTCTTCTCGGCTGAGGGCCTGGGTCGCGCTGTGGGTAACCTTGCCTCTGGTCTTACTACGCCGTCTGGTATTGCCAGCGTTGGTCAGCTTGCCATGACCATGTACAACAAGCCGCCCGAGGGGCTGACCCCTGAGGAGCGCGCCTACGTTGAAGAGACCTCCCGTCTGGCGGGGACCAACCGCGAGATGTTCGACCAACGTGTGTCGGCGGCGCGGCGCCTGCTTCAGCAGGGCACGGCCAATCCTGAGCAGGCGTTTGCTCAGGCCAACATTGGCACGCAGCGCCGCTTCCGTGAGGCTGGTCTGCGTAGTGACGCTGACATCCGTCGTGGTGAGATTGCTGGTGGTCAGGCTGGTGCGTCTGCTATCCCGGCTGAGTACGCTCGGGCGGCGACGGCTACGACGGCGGGTCTGAACGCGATGCCCACCACAGCTCCTGCCGGTGCTGCCACTCTGGCGCTGCCTGCCTACCGTGATGTCGAGCGCCGCGAACGTGAGTACAACCGGGATCTGGCGAGCGCCTTTGGCGGTCTGGCGAGCGCCTTTGGTGGTCGGTCGTCCACCCAGCAGAAGTCTCTCTTCTCCTAACGCAGTCCGGGGGTCTCAATGTCCGGTTCGCTCTACCAGTACACGCCGTATCAGGGTTCCGGGCAGCCGGAGTCCCCGGGTCAGGCGTTCCGTAGTGGCTTCGTGGGCGGTCAGGCCATCGAGACCAACGCGATGCGTATGGACGAGATGCGCCAGCTTGCGCAGATGCGTGAGCTTCAAGAGCAGCGGGCGCAGCAGGCTGAGAAGCGTGCTCAGGCACTAGAAGCTCGTACTGCTGAGCAGTTCCCGCTCACTATGAAGCAGACTGCCCTTGGGGTTAGCCGTTCGCAGCAGCTGCTGCCCCAGGAGCTTCGTCGCGGCGAGCTGACGATCCAGGGTCTTGAGCGTACCATTGCGGAGCAGAACGCCGCTATCGCGGCTCTCCGCGCTCAGGTTGCGCCGCCGCCGGTTGCTGCTGCCGCCCCCGTGCCAGTGGTTCCCGGTACTGGCCCCCTCGGTGCTACCCCTGGCTTTATCCCAGCTGAGGGTGGGGCCACGACACCGCCCCCTGCCGCTGCTCCCGCTACTGTTACTCCTCCTGCCGCTGCGGCACCCGCCCCAGCTGCCCGTCCCCAGGCTCCACTCCCCGTGGCACCTCGGGCTGAGGCTCCTTCGTGGGTGAGCCCCGAGTTTGGCGAGCGGCGCTTCGCTGGTGTGAATATGCCGGGCAATCCGCAGCTGGCGAGCGCGGGTGTCAGTGATTACACTGGCCTGCCCACCGGTCTGACGCCCGGGGCGCAGGGTGAACAGGGCGCGACGCCTGAGGGTGGAGCACCGGCCACTGAAACTAATGCAACCACTAACTTTCTCAGGACTCAATCGGATGCCCAGCTGCGGCAGATTATCGCGCGTGGCGAGCGGTCATTCTTCGGTTCGCCAAGTGCGGGTGCCGTTGCCCTGGCAAGTGAGGCTCGGTTGCTTCTGGCGCAGCGTGCCCAGGCCACACCTACTGAGCGTGCAACCTATACCGCTGATGGCGTAGGTGCGCCTTTCGAGGCACCGACTTCTGGTGCTTCGTTTGTCCCTCCCACGGCTGACCAGCAGGCCATCGAGCGGTTTGAGGCTGCACAGTCTCGGAGTCCGGCAGGCACTGCGGGTACGACCACCGCGCGTACGGAAAACGCTCCGCTCTCACTTATCTACGATGCTGCTCGCGTTGGGTCTGACCAGAACAGGCTGACCACGGAGTATGGTCAGCTTCAGCGCCGCTATCAGACGGCCCTGGCGGCTCGGGATCGGGCAGCCCTGGATCAGATCACCACGCGCATGAACCAGATCAACCAGGAGATGACGTATCTGAACGGTATGTCAGCGATCACCCAGTTCCAGAACGGGAACGTGGCGCCTTTGGCTGGTATGCTCCACACGGAGTCCAGGAATCGTCTAGCTTTCCAACCGCGCGCAGATGGTACGTTTAACGTGTTCCTTGATGGGCAGTTGTCGCGCCAGGGTGTGACCCGCCAGGAGATTGAAGTTCAGGCGCGTATGCTCTTCGACACCAACTTCCAGCAGCAGGTTCGGCAGGAGCGTCAGCAGCGCATCGAGCTGGCTGTCCTCGCCGCACGCGAAGCTATCCAGCAGCGGGCTCGGGTTAGCGCCGAAGGCGTTCTCGAAGAGGTCAAGGCGCGCCTGCGGCAGTCGGCCCCCGAGCTGGACGTGCAGCGGATCACTGATGCCAGCGGTCAGCAGTCTCTGGTCGTTGTCGATAAGCGCACTGGTCAAGTCGTGGGTGGTTCCCGCATAATCCAGGTACCGCCGCCCCCTGGTAGTGCCGCTGGTGCGCAGCCTACGTTCACTATCGAGCCGCTGACGGTGGGGCAACGCTGATAAAAGGACGGGCGTATGTCTGATTTCTTCGCCACCCCGGACCAGATTGCGCTTGGGCTGGAGATCTCCGGGGCGCCGCGAAGCGTCACGCAGGCATCTGGCCTTGGCAACCTTGCTCCGTCACAGGCGGATTGGGCTGCGTTCCGGGAGCAGACCTTGGGTCGGGTGGGTGCTGGCACGCCCGGCCTCATCCCCCCTGCGGCTCCTGCGGCTCCTGCGGCTCCTGCGGCCTCGGCCTACTACAACCCGGTCACCAACCAGATGTTCGCTGGTGGGCGGGCGTTCGATATCCGTGATGTGGGTTCGGCGCTCCAGGCGTCGCAGTCGCTTACCCCCTCTGCCCCGCCTTCGGGCGCTGGCTGGCAGCCGCTGACACAGCGCGGCTTCACCGACTACCTTGCTGGGTTTTCTGAGCGCCGGGGTACGGGTGAGCTGCTGGCGCGTGGCGGTCGTGCTGCTGTTGGTGGTCTCGTTGGCGGCGTGGGTCGTGGTATTGAGATGCTGGGTGCGCCCCAGATAGGCGGTGCTATTGCCGGGGTTGGTGAAGCTATCACGGGTCAGGATGAGTTCGACCAGCAGCGGTCGGCGCTGATCCAGCGCAGCAACTCCCTCTTCAACAACATCGTGGACGCTGCGATTGAGGGTGTACCCTCGGTCCTGACGAGTGGTGCGGCGGCCCTGGCCGGTGGCGCTGTGGGTGGTCTTGTCGCCGGTCCGGCAGGTGCTGCTGCGGGTGCAGCTACGGCTGCTACCCTGGCGCGTGCACGCACCATTGGTGCGGTGGGCGGTCTCCTTGCCACCAGCTTCCCGCAGCAGCTGAACACCTTCTATGAGGCGGCGCGTGATGCGCGGACCCCGGATGGACAGCCCGCCTATG